CCAATAAGAGCAGACTTAAGCCTAAGTCCTTTCTTGTACAATTCTTTCAATTTACTAGCAGTAACCAAATCAGATTTCATCGCAATCTCAACTTCGTGTATCTGTGAGAAAGCGTCAAACTCTTCAAGATACTTCTCGAACTCTGTCATCTGTTGTCTATCTTTAAAAAAATGTTCTTGATAAACATGAAAATAAATCTTATCAAAAATATTACTGAGCCCTTCTTCCAAATTATTGTAAACTGATGGAAGACGGCTAGCTATATTAATGGCGGCTCCAGCCGCTTGCGAATGATTCTTATTAGTAACAGACAACGCAATTCCAAGTGCTAATCCTAGCACAGACATTATATCTCCCAACGAATGGGATTCAAGGGTATCCACGGAGTGAGACTCCATCTTCCTTTCTAACTCTAAAACTAAACTACTATCACAGTCATATCCACACTTATTCATTATGAACACGACTGCAGCTGAGATACAGCGCTTAAACTGACTCAAACTTTCTCTAACAAAATACAAAATAAGTAATAAGATAACAATTGAAAACAAAAACAAGATAAGACTCTTTGGCACTTCTGCCATTTCAAAATCGAATCCATCTATTATTGCTTTAACTGAGTCTCTCACACTCTCAAATATACTATACAAAAAACTTCCTAACTTTCTAAACAAACCAGCTCCAGCAGACAATGCTGAGCTAGCAAACGAAGACACCTTTTCAGGTATGGAGGCTACATAATTAGCCAAAACAACAGATATACAATCATTAATTTCAGGGGCAAAACTACTAGCGGCTTTCGTTAAACCAGCCGCTACAGCTTTTCCCATCATTTGTGACTCTATCTCTTGGTTATCAGTATCCTTCTTGGGGTTTTTACTTTTCAAGTACAAACCACCGCCTTTACTTCCTCTATCTACTCTCTCTCTAACTGTCAAACTAACACTATTCTTCTTAGGTGCCAATAATGACTTATATGATATATATTGATCTATTCTAATAGTAAACTGATTCTTCCTCATTCCACAAAAGGTATGTAATAAATACTTATAGTGCTTAATGAAATAAGGAACAGTTTCTGTCTTTCTAAATTTATGAGTTCGATGATTTGATTTCATATTCTGCAATTCTTTTC